TTCGGCCTGTGCGATGTCAAGCTTCGGCCATGCCGGAAGTCTTGCCAGGGCGGGTTTCCGTGGTGGAGCTGGTGGGAGTACGGCTCATATCCACAGCCTTACTGGTGGAACGGGACCTGGTACAACCTGGCATGCGGAAGCTGCCCAGGCGACAGCTGTTCGTGTATCAGCTTGTCGGAAACCGAACTGCCTGGTCCAGTCGCTGGCATCACTGAGGTGAAGCTCAACGGAGTGGTGCTCACCGCGGGCGTGGATTACCGGGTGGACGATTACCGCAAGCTGGTCAGCCTTGGGGATCCCTGGCCCTACTGCCAGGATCTCCGTCTCGAAGACACCGAACCGAATACCTGGTCTGTGACCGCGGAGTACGGCGAAATCGTGCCGGTTATCGGCCGTATGGCCGTGGGTGAGCTGGGTTTGGAGTTCGTCAAGTACCTGACCTGTGCTGACGACTGTCAACTGCCCTTCGGCGTGGTTGATGTGTCGCGGCAGGGCATCTCCATGACGATCCAAAATACAGCCGAGTTGATCAAGCAGGGCATCATCAACTTGCCCATGTGCGCGATGTTCATTCAGGCGTCCAACCCGGAGCACTTGACCGCCCGAGCGGCCGTCTATGACCTCGACGCGCCCAGCTATAGGGCGGTGGGCACGTGATAGGCCCTTGGACCGCAGCGGCCATCGTGACGGGCGTGGGCATGTGCGTGGTGACCGAGCTGGGGAACACGCCGGAGACTGGTGCTCTCCCTCAGCGCATCGTGCTCATGACACCTGGCGAAATCGCATGGGACGGTTGCGATTGTGGCCAGTTCGCGCAGAGCCTGCAGTCTGACTACCCATCGGAGAGTTTCCCGCAGGACACCAGTCAGCAGACGCTCCGCGGCGCAGGATGTAATGATCCGCCTCTGGCTTACCAGGTCTTGGCGTCCATCGCGCGCTGCGTATCTGGACTAAAGGGTGGAATTCGCCCGCAAATCCCAGCTGTAAGTGATCTTCTAAAGGATGCGCTTCGCGCAGAAGCAGACGCTTTTGTCCTGCGTACGGCCGTAGAGTGCTGCCTGATGGACTACAAGACCGAGCGCCGGATTACGGATTTTCGGGTCGGCCGGACAGACAAGAGTGGGCCAGAAGGTAACTGCATGGCCGTGGTGATGCAGTACTGGTTTTCACTGGTCTAGGGAGGTGTGATGTGCCCTCTTCCTTCAAGCACGTCCATGACCCGACCGTGCTGCAAGCCATGTTCCACAGTCCACAAGGGGCAGTTGCCAAGGACCTGATGAAGCGCGGGGCGCGCGTGGAATCCAGGGCGAAGAGGAATGTGTCCGGCATCGGTGGGAGCGGTCCCAAGCGCGTGGACACAGGGCACCTACGCTCTAGCATCAACCATAAATTGGTCGTGCGCCCTGGAGGGCTCAGCGTGCGCATTGGAACTAACGTTCACTACGCACGATTTGTCCATAATGGCACCGGACTCTACGGTCCGAAACACATGCTGATCCGCCCTAAGCGCGCAAAGGCGCTGGTCTGGCGTTCGCAACTGCACGGCCAAAAGTCTGGACGATTCCGGGGTTATGTCGTGGTGACGAGCACCAAGGGTATGAAGCCAAACCCCTTCCTAGCTGCAGCGTTGCCCGCTTTCCGGGACTGAAACTGTTCGTGCTGGTGAGAGCTAGCTCTGTCGTAAAGTTAGCCCATGTCAGAAACCGCCATCTTCAGAGATTTCTCCCGAAAGCGCCGTGAAATCTTCTTCACCATTGAAGAGGAAAGATTCGACTGCCGTAAGGCGCTGGGCGCTGCAGATCTTCAGCAGGCGATGCTGAAATTCAAGAGCGCGCGTTCTGAGGGCGAAGACGTCACCGCGGAGAACGTGCTCGCGAAGATCTCAGCCGCTCTTGAGCTGCTGCTTCTCCCTGATTCGCATGCGCGTTTCATGGCCGCTGTACTGGATCGGGACCGGGAAGAGCCGATCGACCTGGGCCAGCTGACCGAAATTTTCCAATGGCTGATCGAGCAGTACACGGTCCGCCCTACGGAAGCGTTGTCCGACTCCTCGACTTCATCGAGCACAGACAACGCTGGCACCGGTTCTCCGGATGGTGCGCTGCTTCCGGAGTCGATCCCCTTTCCCTAGTACTCCCACGATTTTTTGACCTGATCAACTTCTGGATAGTGGAAATTTTCATTGTTGCCAGCAGTGAAGAGCACCAGAAGGAGCGGGCCAAGCTGAACACGGAATTGATCGGCCACATGGGCACGTGGGTCCAGGAACGCTCACCACGTGGAGTTCCAAGGCCGGACTGGTTCCAAGACGTCACCTTTGACGACATCGAGCAGATGGCGCGGGTGATGCCGACACGAAGGAGGGCACCGTGACGCATCCGATCGACACTGCGTATGTTGACATCGTGCCCGTTGATAAATCGCTGGAGAAATTGCAGCGTGATATCGACAGAGCAATGAAAAAGATCGACAAAGAGGCTGAGAAAGACCTCAAGAAGATTGACAAAGAGTTTGACGAGACTTTCAAAAAGATCGACAAACATATGCAAGACATGGGGGATAGCGCCGAACGACACTTCAAAGAGCTAGATGACATCGTAGAAAATTCGCTCGGCGATGTACTGGTGGATTTCGACGATACGTTTACAGAAATTGATCGGCATTTTAGTCGCGTGAGCGACAGTTCCGATCGATCCTTTAAGCGGATACGTTCGCGTTTTATCGAGCCGTTTGCGGATGGGCTGCAAAAGACAGGGGAAACTCTGTCTGAGCTGGGCCGCGCCATGGTCCAACTGGTTTCAGGGGTCGGTGGGGCTATTGGCTCAAATCCGCTAGCTGCCCTGATCGTTGTCCTGATTCCCGCGGTCATCGCTCTAGCGGCTGCTTTGAGTCAGCTTATCGGCCTGGTGGGACTGCTTCCTGCGGGCCTTAGTGTGCTGCTAGCTGCCATTATTCCGGTTGTCGTTGCCTTCCAGGGATTCGGCGAAGCGGTAAGCGCGCTGGCCAGCGGCGATATCGATAAGATCAACGAAGCTCTGAAGAGGCTGTCTCCCTCTGCCGCGTCCGTGGCGCGGGAGGTGGCATCCCTTATTCCCATGCTGAAGTCTTTTCAGCGCGTGGTTCAAGAAGCATTTTTCTCCCAGGTAAAAGGCGACTTCACCAACGTCGTGCGCACACTTTTTCCTCTTATGGAGAAAGGGTTTGTCACAGTTGCCTCGGCAATGGGAAAGTTGGTATCCAGCTTTGCTGACCTGCTGACCACGACAGATTCTATGCGGACGTTTCGAGAGATCTTTGCGACGACCGGCCGGATCATCGAGAAGCTGACTCCGTCCTTCGTGATCTTCGCTGATATGTTGCTGAACACTGTCCATGTGGCGCTGCCGATTGTCGAGCGCCTTGCAGGCGCTTTCGGCAAAGCACTCGATACCTTTAGCGCATTCGTGAACAAGTCGATTGAAACCGGAGATTTCGACGAGTTCATTGAAGATGCGATTACCACAGTCAAAGAACTAATTGACCTGGGCAAAGCTCTCGGTGGCGTACTGGGCACTTTGTTCGCGGGCACTGAGGATTCAGGACATGATTTCATCAAGACGTTGACGGATCTCGTCATAAAGCTAGATGACTTCCTCAAGACCGCTGAGGGTCAGGATGCGATCAAAGTTTTGGTGCTTTCTGTGGAAGCTTTGGGTCTAGCCCTTGTTGGGACTCTGCAAACTCTGATCTTCTTTTGGCGGGTATTCGAAAATACCCTACTTCTTCTCGAAAAAATCGGCCGTGGTTTTGTCACCTTCGTTACGACGATCGGCGATTGGCTCGGGAAAATCCCTGAGTTCATCGCGGAATTTGTTGGCAGCATCCCCGAGATGGTGGCTGGATTTTTTCAGGCAATGATCGATCAAGCGCTCCAAGTGCTTGGTATCGGCATTGGGTTGATCCTGTTTATGGTGTTTGAGCTGCCCAAACAGATCATTTCGATAATCGAGAGCCTGCCTCAGCAGATCTACAACGCGCTGGTGAGCATCGGCCCGATCATTGTGACCATTTTTAGTGATGCGATGACGGCCGCGAAAGACTTTGTGGTCAACGGATTTAACGAGATCATGGCTTTCATCTCTTCTGTCCCTGACCGGATCAAAGGACTCATTCCGAGCTTCGGCAGCGCTGGCCACAATTTGATCGAGTCGTTCATGAACGGATTCAGGTCCGTAGGTAGCTTTATTGGTGACATTGCAGGCGATATCGTTGGTGCCGTAAAGGGATTCCTCAACAAGGCTATCGATAAGATCAACTCGGGTATCCAGATTGTGGATGATGTTTTGCCCGGCAGCCTTGGGCGTATCCCGCGCCTGGCAGAGGGCGCGCTGGTCCGTAAGCGCCCTGGCGGCGTGCTCGCCAACATCGGCGAGGGCAGCGAAGATGAAGTTGTTGCGCCGCTGTCTAAGCTTGAGGGTTTGCTCGGCGGTGGACCGACAATTACGTTTGGTCCTGGGTCCGTGAGCGTCAACTTCTCTGGCGTGGTGCCAACGATGGAAGAGGCGCGGCAGGTGGGTACGGCGGTAGGCGAAGGCATCGTAAACTTGATCAGCAGGCGAAACACTCGCGCGGCAGTGAGGGCGATCTGATGGGGCAATACAATCCGCACGCGCCCTATATCATCGGGGAAGAGTGGGTACCGATCCGGGATGCGCGGTACACGCCGGAAGAGTTCGTAGAGCGTGGCTACACGTTCCGGCTCGATCATTCGGCCACGCCGGTCACTGGCGCGTATTACGTCGTTGAAGTACCACAGAGCCGGGTGAATCAGGCCTGTGACCTGATTGGCGTGTATCCGATCGACCAAGAACAGCTGAGCGGGCCGATTAAGAAAATTAACATTCCCGTGTCGGCGATTTCGGTTAGCGGAACATCGTTTACGACTACAGCTGGCTATCAAGGTCTGCTCAACCCATCCGATGACTCAGGGATTCGGTTTAACGCCCCATCAGACTCGAATTCGTTTCTTGCAATCAGCTTTGATTTCGCTTCGTATTCTCAGCAACTTATGGGGAAACGGATTCTTGATGTCTCAATCCGTTACTCGCTCGCTACTGGTAGTTCAACTAATGGGGGAACAGCTGCTGACGCGGCACAAATTGGTGTGAATATCGGTTTCTTAAAGGATATGTTTGGCCAGTCTATTACCTACAGTTTCTTCCCTCTCGACACCACAGTAGTGGGGGCAAAGACTGAGGTCAGCAAGTTCAGTATCACAGACCTAGATCCTTTTTGGGACGCTACACGATCACCACATCTAGTACGTGATATTTACCCATGGCGATACCAAGAGCTAAGCCGATTTGCAGCCACTGCGCCTGCTGCAAATCGTATGGTTTTGCAATTTTTCAACGGTATTACCTCCTCAAATAGCGCATGGCTTTATTTCGTAGACATGGAGATCACGTACTGCGAAGAGACGCGAGTCCTTTACGGAGGTCGACGTACAACCAACTTTAATGTTGGTCCTAGTGGCGTATATACTGACAATTACGAAGTCGGCCCTAACCTCGTTCGGCTACTAGACACCAATTTCGCTACCGCAACAACTGCTCTGACACCTGGCGATTATGCCGTTACGTTGATGCACAACGACTTGCTCATCCCATCTGGGCAAAATGGCGCGCCAAAGGTGGCGGCTCTTCGCGAGCTGTACCAGCTGGAGCCGCAACGCGGGTTCAACCTGGCCCAGTCGCTCACCGTTGACGATCAGTTCACGATCACTGATTCACCGGTGCTCACAGAGCTGACGTTGCATACGGCGTCTGCGGTGGTTACCGGCGTGCATCCATATGGCATCCAAGATGATATCCCGGTCTACGGAACGATAACGGCAATTCAGGAAATCGAAGACGATCCGGTGGGGACGGCCAAATCGTACCCACAAGTCCGTTTCTACGCGCGCCGTTTCGGGAACACTGGCGTCCCGCTCACGCTTGTGGACGTTGCGACTGGTCTGTCTACCGTAAGTATCAGCGTTCAGGAATTCGACGCGCTTCCGGAAATCGTGGACGGCTGGCGTGAGGTCAACCTCCGATTTACTACGGCTCCAACGTTTGCGACGGCCGCGGGTGACGTGGACTGGCGCTGGCAGGCGTCTGGGGAGCTGGCGCGTAACCAGTGGCAGGTGCTGGGGATGGGGAGCCAGACGTTCGCTGCCCATTCGATCGGCCCTGCGTCGTACTATGCGCCGCAAGGTAATACGGTCGATCTGACTTGGCAGTCTCCCGTCATCTCAGGGACGGCAGAAGACACGCTCTCGGACGCCGTTATCATCTTCTCGACTGATCCGCCGAGCGTGACCGGATTCGCGATCAGCACACAATCTCAAGCCATTACGGGCATCACTTCAGGTTGTGTGCCCGCGCGGTGCGTCCCGAGCGCCATCCAGTACAACCAGATGACTTGGACGGTCGGCTCTGTAGGTGATGAGTTCGAGCGCACCAGTGCCGTGGGCTGGGGCGTCGCGACGACTGGCCAGACATGGACCATGACCCTTGATGGCGTTGGCGGCACAACGTCTGTCGCGAATGGCCGTGGCCGCAGTACCAGCGCTATCGCTGGCGGAACCAACTACGGTCACGTGACGTCGCCTGGCGCGGACACCTACCAGCGTATGCAGATCTTCACGCCAGCAATCGCCACTGGCGCAACGCAGGTCATCGAGATCGAAGCACGCTATACCTCAATCGCCAACTACTACTCTGTGCAGGTGCTGCCGGATACGACTGGGCTACTCACGGTTCGGTTCCTCAAGGTCGTGGCCAGCGTCGGCACCATCTTCGGGCCGAGCGTTAGCACGATTCCGTATGCGTCCAACCAGGCGATCAACATCGTCTTCGCCGTGGTGGGCTCCCGACTCTCGGCCAAGGTGTGGATAGGGACAGACGCGCCTGAACCCGCTGGCTGGACGATTGAGGTAACCGATACCGCGCTGACTGCTACAGGAAGCAATGGCGTTCGTCTCGGCACCAGCGGCGGCAACACGAACACCATGCCCTTCACGATGGAGATTGACAACTACTGCACCAACGTGGCGAGCATTGCTGGTGGCAGCATTGAAATCCAGCGTAGCGACACGATCGACACCGACTGGCAGACGATCATGCTCACCGAAGATCTCTGCACGGTTTCTTTCCGCGATTTTGAAGCGCGCGTAGGGGTTCCGACGTCATACCGAATCCGAACGCTTAACGTCCTGGACTTCGCGGGATCGTGGGTTACCGGCTCTGGTTCGCCAATCACGATCGCCAGCCCTGGCGTCACCATCGGAGGTTCGGGTAACTCCGTGCTCATCTTCACCAGCAACGAGGATCCAACGGCAAATCTGGCGTACACCATGCAGTGGGAGAGTCAGCCAATCGAGACGTTCGCGTT